TTAATGCCATATTCTATCTCCTAGGGTAGCGTTGCTACGTATGCTTTTGCTTGTTCGGGGGACATCAGGTTCCCATCGGCATCCTCAAGCTGTGCTTCGTCAGCGTTGATTTGCTTTTTGAAGTTTTGATAGTCGGTGTTGGCTGGGTCAAAGGGGATGTAAGCGTTATCTGATAAACGCTTTACCATTAATGGCTGTTGACCAAACTCATTTTTAGATAATAATTTATACATTTATAACTCCGCACTAAAATTTGCGCCAACAGAAGCACTATCTGTATAAAATCCAGTATCACCTGCACCACTAGCACTAACATACAAATAAACAGCTTCGGTTGTAATTCCACTAAACTGCGGTTGCGTTGTTGAACCAAAAATTTGCCATGTGCCGACAACTGTTCCTGTGGGCGCTGTTCTCATAGATACTTTAAGGTCTATTGTAAGTGGCGCACCACTTCCAGCTCCTGGAGCAGATATACGACCTAAATAAAGTGTTGTGCTATTTTGACCGAATATTTTTTGATAATACCGTTGGCAAAGCTGTAATTCAGTTCCATACGGTCTGTAATCAAAGCTAGTAGCGGTAGAGCCTACTTCGAGCTGTACACCAGTCAGATAGAAGGTTGCTCCGTTTGTGCCGACTACGGATGTTGACGAACTTGTTGCCGCATAATTCCCAGCTTGCCAAGAACCAGCAGTTGTTTGATAGTTTGAACCTGAGCCTAAGTCAAACCATACCGCTATACCAACACCATTAGTTGTTAGCCATGTTCCAGTAGTATCGCCAGTAATTGTTACAGTTTTTTGTTCCCATGTATTAGCAGAAGAAATGCTATATGTAAAAACATAAGACCGATTACTTGCAGAATTTGCAAGCCTTCCAGCAAAAGTTCCTGTTAAAGAACTGCGAACCCAAAACGATAGCGTTATAGTTTTGGCATTAGAACCCCAATCTAAATCAGATATATTTAAACCTTCAATAGGTTGAACAATTCCAAAATAATCAGTCGATAATCTTGAATAGGCTGAAGAAGATGTAACACCTAAATAATTTATAAATCCTACTGGCGGTGTAACAGAACCAGCATTTTGCTGAATGGTAAATTTAGATGCCTGACTCGCAACAGTTCCCCATCTATCTAATATATAAGTTGGTATCCCCGATGAAGAATTAGTAACACTAGCACCAGCATTACGCTGGTCGATTTGCATTTGTCCGTTAATAATTTTATTTTTGAAAGCTGTTACAGGTACAAGATACTCAGAAGTATCTGCACCGCCATAAGTAGGGGTTGTTAGCCCTAAACTTCCATCGAGCGTGATAGCCATTATTTAATCTCCGCTAATTGTTCGTCTGTCGGCTGTTTAAGCGTAGGATGATTCCACTTTGCTATGTAATCGCCACGACCATCGCTATCGTTTTGTAGAATGATGACAGTCATAAAATCTTTATCGGTTAGGCTTGGGTAAATAGCCATAATTTTGTCGTATAACATTACGCCGCCCTCACTAAAACTGCTTGAAAATAACAAAAAGGTGCGTTTCCTACTGTACCAGCAATAACGATTGAAGTTCCACTAGAAACATAAGAATACGCTTCAATATAATCAGAAGAACCATTTAAATAAATAAGTGCTGGAACAGGAACAACTTGATTGTTGGAAGCAGTTGCTACACCAGCTTTAAAACTTGCACCATTTTTGTATATGTAAGCATTTCCTGCTGTTGAACCAACGCCAGATGTATAAATTGTTAAATTTACTTGATAATAACCAGCAACATTTGGTGTAAATCTGTAAGTTGAAGTGTTAAAACAATTTGCAGTATCAAATTCTTCTGTGTCAAATTGGGCTTTTGTAAATGTGTTAGCACTTATAGATTGATTCGCACTTAAATAAGCACTAAACGCTGGCATATTACCGCTAACCATCGCTGTTCCTGTAACGGATGGCACAGTAACTAAGTTACCAGTTCCCGATGCTAACTGCAATACTCCTGAATTATCAGCAGAACTTACAAGTCCGCTGCTAGTTGTTGCTGTAATAACTGATGCCATTATACAGTTCCTTTAGGATACTTAGCTTTGACTGCTAAACAGTCAGCAATGTATTTATCAATCTGTGCTTGGTCGTTCTTTACTACACCATCAATGTAATCGGTGATGGGTGGGTATTCTGCTGCTCGTTTAGCTTTGTAAGCATTAGGGTCTTGCCATGCGTTTACTGCGGCTAAATCAATCTCGACCTTGTTGCCGTCTTTGTCAAATGCACCAGCACCGTCATCAACAGTAACAACTTGTGGATATAGTGCGTATATAGCTTTATGATTCATGCCGCAATCTCCATCAAAGTAATTGTTGATACAGTTCTTGTGTTATATAGACTATCCGCATCACCATTACCTGAATTTACATAAAAAGTTCCTGATGGGGTTCTTACTTGTATTTTATAAGTTGTAGATGATGTCGTTGCTGGAGAATCCAAAAATGTTTTACCAAAACTTCGTTGCGAATTGCTAGAACCGTTAGTATAAAAATCAGCCATTGTTCCTTGAAACCTAGAGCCAGCGGCATCACCAACAGCAATAGGAGTAGAACCTCTCAATAATTGAGAGCTTGAATTATCACTAGCAATACCATTCATAGTAACCATAACAAGTATTTTGCTTGATGAGCTTGTTGGAGTAATAGAAACAGACAATCCAGTTACATCAACATAAGAAGTAGAGCTTGTAGAAAACACATCTGTCTTAATAACACTAACCACTTGCAAAGCAGAACCAGTTGGTAAGGCGGCTTTAGGAATAACTTGACCATTTGAAGCAGTTGTAATAACTGTTCCTGTATTAGCAGGCAATGTAATAGTATTAGACCCAGCAACAGCGGGGGCTGCTAAAGTGATACTGCCTGATGTATCTCCTGCGATAACAACTGAACTCATAGTACCACCCACCTTACTCCAGCGTTAACTGTTACTGAATAACCAGAACTAATAGTAATAGCTCCTACGGACATACCGTTATAAGTCATTGTAATATTCTCACTGATTGTTGAAGCATTGTATGCAATTGCTTTTACTGCAGCAGTACCAAAGTATTGACCACCAGCAGGGGCTGCTCCGTTAACCCAATTAGTTCCATTATATTTAAGAACTTGATCCGTAGATGGAGTAGTAATAACTACATCAGATAAATCATCTAAGGCTGGATTTACATTGATTGTAGCCCAAGAAGTATTAGTTCCATCAGTCTTTAAATACTTGTTAGCATTACTAGTCTGAGAAGGAGCTAAGGCATTGAATGCAGCATTGGCTGTAGTTTGACCAGTACCCCCATTAGCGATAGGTAGAGTACCTGTGATGTCAGCAGTATTGATCTCAATTGCATCCCACGAAGTATTCGTACCGTCAGTCTTGAGATACTTACCTGCATTACCTGTTTGCGAAGGAGTATAACTTGCAGCTAGTGTAGCAGAAGCTGCAGCAGCAGTGGCAGAGTTAGCAGCAGAGGTAGCACTATTGGCAGCATTCGTAGCTGATGTTGATGCAGCACTGGCTGAATTACTTGCGTTAGTTGCACTTGTTGATGCACTAGAAGCAGAATTAGAAGCACTCGTAGCAGAGTTTGCTGCATTGGTTGCTGATGTGCTTGCTGCAGATGCACTCGATGCAGCATTAGAAGCTGAGGTGCTGGCAGCAGAGGCTGACGATGCAGCGTTACTAGCAGAAGTTGATGCAGCACTTGCACTAGCAGCAGCATTTGTCTCTGCAGTTTCTGCATTAGTTTTTGCAGTCTCTGCATTAGTCTCTGCTAGTTCAGCAGCAGTCTGTGCAGTCTGTGCTGCAGTAGCAGCGTTGGATGCAGTTGTTGCTGACGACGCAGCAGCAGTGGCAGAGTTAGCTGCATTAGTTGCTGAAGTAGACGCATTAGATGCTGAGGTACTAGCAGCGCTAGCAGAAGAAGCAGCATTACTTGCTGAAGTCGATGCAGCAGAAGCACTGTTGCTTGCATTCGTAGCAGAGGTGCTTGCGTTAGATGCAGATGTGGAAGCTGCAGAAGCAGAGCTTGCAGCGTTTGTAGCAGCCGTCTCAGCGTTAGTCTCTGCAGTTTCTGCGTTTGTTTCGGCTGTTTCTGCATTAGTCTCAGCAGTTTCAGCGTTGGTCTCTGCTAGTTCTGCTGCAGCCTGGGCTGTCTCAGCAGCAGCTTGAGCAGTCTCAGCAGCTACCTGTGCAGCGATCGCAGCATCCTTGGCTGCTAATGCTAGTAATACTTCACTTGCTGCGTCATTGGTAGCGTCTCCTGCACCACCAGCTCCACGATAAATTGCCAAGATCTATCTCCTTATTTGTTTAAATACACTCAGTGAATGTACTTAAAGAAAAACTCTCCAGCCGAAACTGGAGAGTCTAGAGTTACTACTAAGCGTTAACAGCGAGTACGAAACCAGCCTCAGGACGTACAGTCTTAACACCGAAGAGGGTGTCAGCGGTGTACAGAGTCGAGAGATACTCTTGCTTGTACTGAGTCTGTGAACGAACAGCCATCTGCTCAGCCAATACCATTGCATCTTTGTGAGCAAGGATTGCACCTTTAACTTCGTCACCAACAGAATTCTCTGCAGCGGTTTCGAGAGTTGGGCAGTTGCTCGATACAAAAATGTCGATACCATAGAGGCTACCGATTTGACCATTCTGAACACCACGACCATCAACGAAGTCAGAGCTGTTGTAACGATCAGTGCCCATGATGGTGGAACGAACCGAAGGAGGAATCACGAAGAAGCGACCATCCATAGGAACGTCAGCGTCATCCATCTTCTTGATCAAGGCACGGAAACCAGCGTCAGTGAATACGTCAGCGGTAACAACAGTGTCAACAGCGTATGCAGTCAAGCCAGACGATGCATCGATGTAGTAGCTGTTGCTATGTACCCAAGAAGAAGTACCATCACCAAAGGTTTGACCCAACAAGAAGAGCTCATCGTCAACCTTCTTAGCCAAAGCGTAACCAGCATCTTCAGTGTAAAAGCGACGGAGAGAAGCC